TGTTTCCTCTCACATAAACATGGCTGTTACCCATGATAGTAACAATGCTAGGGCCGCCGACATATACGTTTTGTCTTTCATCGGTAATATCATAACTATCGCCGGTAGAGTGATGAGTAGTAGTACCACTGCTGCTTATGTTAATATAAGACCCAGAAGAGTGAGTAATCATAATTCTCTCAGCGCCAGGACTATCATCTAATTCTATAGTATGATTAGCAGTTTGGAAAACTCTATTACATAGATATTGCGCATCATAACCCACTGGAGGTTCTTCGAAAGTTGATTCTTCAGTACCACCCACTCTTACATTTCTTACTCTAAGAGTTTCTATTTCTAAAAGCATAGTATTAATAAGATCTTCAGCACGAGCTAATCTAGACATCGCTGGTTGCCCAAAATCTTCTGGCATAGATCCTCTAGATGTTATCCTTGCCGGTGGACCAGATCCTCCATTTGGAGTTCTGAGTGATCCATATCCATTTGCTTCAGGATTTGGTGGTTCAATGTGGGGAGTCGGTATTAAACCTAAAATCATGGGCTGTTGAGCATCTCTGCCATCAGCAAAGAAACCAAACACCCAACTGTTTTCAGCTGGTAAACCTAAAAGAGGAGTACCATTGGGATCATAGTCTCCTTTGATCACGATAGCCCAAGGAAGATCTTCTGTTGGTATATCATCGTTTAAACCGTGTATACCAAAAGCACGCACTTGAACACGACCCGAATATGTCGGATCACTGACGTTCTCAACTACTCCTATAAAAAATAAAGGATTTTTAATGCCTAATCCGTGTTCAAACATAATTATGTACCACTCCAATCAAATTTAACGAGTATCATAGCAGCTCTTACGATATCGCTGTTACTTACAGTGTGAGTTATAGATTTTACCAAATATCTTCCTGACAGGTGATCGTTTAAAACAGCTCCAGAGTTAGAGCTTAAATTCTTAATATCTAAATTGACAATGTGTCCTGGTCTTACATCAAGTCTACCTTTAAAAGAAGCTTGAATCATAGTATTATTTAAGTGATGGTAATAAGAAACTCTATTCGCAATAATACTGGGCCCATAACTATCAGGTGATAGTATTGTTGGAAGATCTCCTGCCCCAGAGTAATCTTTAAAAACTAAGAATTGTCTTGCGTTTTCTTCTGTAAAAGTTGATCTTCTAAACTCTGGTGTGTGAGGATTATCTGAAAGATTTCTTGGATTGCCTGACATATCTATGTATCTAGCATCTGTAGAATAATCAAATTTAAGATAATTCAATTTTCCTCGTATGAAATCTATCTCAGTTACCGTTGTTCTATATGAGCCAGAAAATATATCTGTAGCGACATCAATACCTTTATTAAGAATTCTTAAATCTTCAATTCTATTAATTTGATCATAAGGCTTTGCAGGATCTATAGAAGCTGCTGGACCGTAGAAGAAATCTAAAACTCTGTTTTCTTCTATTTCTTTAATAAAAAATTCGTCTGTTACGAAGTAGAAGTTTTCAAGTGTTTCAAAAAATCTAAAAGTTTGTGAAGGACTATCGTTGCCGGCATAAGATCTTGAAGCCAAAAACCTCATTGTTTCAGTAGGAGTAAAATACGGAATACAGGTTTTTAATCTATTACCAGTAGTTTGAATGTAAAAGCTTCTGTTGTTTTCATTTGTTACTGGGTATCTTAATGTGCCAAACGGGAGCTGTCTAGCACCTCTAGAACGTGGGTCTCTGTCAGTAGATATTCCATTGCCAAGCCTTGAAAAATAAGTATCAAAAACTTGTCTTGCAATTTCTTGAGGTGTATCTCGATAAGACTTAGTAATTCTTCTTTTACTTGCTTCGTAAGTTAAGAGAGATACAAAGTGAATTCTATACAAAACACCGTTATTACTTTCTATTGGAACAATATCTGTTATTTTATATACGTGTGCTTTTAATTCAACGTTGGTACCAATATCGTGGCAAGTGATTGATAGATCTAAAGTTTCTTCAGATCTTAAAGGAAAATCTCCTAATACCCCAATAGTATCTTCAATTTCTAACATACCGTCATAAGCAACCATATCCATAGACTGCATGATTTCCCAACCAACAATAATGTTTGCTATATCCTGTGACCCGCCCGAAGCGCCTGTAATTACAGCCGACTCTATAGTAAATGTTGACGGGTTAAATTCACCTGCAGTAGTCATTAGTTACTTCTTATTTTTCGAATAAATTCTTTATTAATTTGAGGTATGAAGTTTCTATCAATCAAAAATATTTCTCTTTTGTTTTCGTTTAAAGCATATTCTTGATCGTAGATTCTCCAAGGCTTCCATTCATCTGGAATAAGACGCTTAATAATAATCTTACGTCCCTTTTCGGTGCGAAGAATAACGCGATTTTCTTTGCGAAGATAAATTGTTTGGAAAGAGTCTGGAGTTAATTTGATAATATCTACGGACATTTATTAAATCTCTCTATAATAGTAAACGATATTTTCATCATTATCTTCACGAGTCCACTCAACAACATCTTCACCAACTAAACCAGACAGCTCTCCATACTTTTCAACTAGATAGTTATTAAAGTCTTGTTCTGACATAGGCCATTCGTGATAAGGATCAATGATATTATTCGAGATATAAACTAGCCAAGTGTAATCCGGTGAGCCATAATAGAAGTTTGCTATATCTTCCGGTCTTTGACCTTCTTTAACTGTGTATGGCATATAAAGTAAAGGATTAGACGTAACCAGTTTTACAAACTGGTTTCTACGTGTAATGTCTTTTACTTCACGCCCTTCGTACGTTATCGTTGGAAAGTTATCAAAATATTTTACCATGCAGTCCTCTTATCTTCCTGGGGCTGGACCATTCGGATCCAAAGTTAACTCTCTAGAAGTTTCAGTTAGATAATCATCAGAAGTTTCAATTTCAAGTTCTGTTAATTGAAGAGATAAATTCACTCCTGCTGGTCTACCACCTTTCATGAAAGACATGTTTCCACCGGCACCATAATCTACAGAAAAGTTCGTAACCATTGCAGGCTTGAATCTCATATAATCTTCACGGTTTATACCGATCAAACGAGTTTCAACTACAGATGGATAATTAAGATATACTTTACTGATTCCTCCAATGTCTTGAGTAGTTGGAAGAACTCTTCTTTTAAATGTGTTTATAATCTGTCGGATTCTATCTGAGTCTTGTTGATTAGATGGATATAAATCCCAATTGAATTGGTGTGTTCTTAGATTAACACCTTCAAAGGCTAATGTTTCACGAGGGTTTACTGCTTGTCCAGTCGAGGTATTAATCGTTCTTTGGATGTCTCCAGAAAGCCTAGATCTTAATAAGTAAGCTGCAGCTTGGGCCGCATCAGAAGCACTAGTTCCAAGCACTCTTTGAACAAACCCAGATAAGTTTTCTCCATTTCCGCTTCCAACCCATCTAGCTATATCAGCACCCATGCTTTGAATTACAGAAGGAATCTCAGAAACCGTTACGTTACTACCGCTTGTGTTTATATAATTGTTAATACCATTCGCAATTTGTTCGGTTACCATATCTCGTTCAAAGTTATTCATTCTAAGACTCGTAGAATCCACTAGTTGTTTTGGGAAAGGTAGCTCAACAGAGTTTGAGCTTCTTAATCCTACAGCAGAAGATCTATTTGAAAATCCTCTATTGCCTTGCAGCAATTGAGCAAATCCTCCTCCAGCGAATCCTTGACGGTAATTATAGGTTTTGAATATAAACAAGATACTGTGAGGCGTAGGTTCAGAAGGGAAGCGTAAGTTGCTTGAGCTAGAGTTTAACTCGTCGCGAGCGCTATATACTTCTACTCTACCTGTTGGGACATTCGACATTTTATTTTATTCGCCTCTTTTCTTATAAATAGTTAGGTATTTCTATTTATATTAAAATCATGAGGTTATAAGTGGCATATAGCGGTAGGTTTAGACCTAAAAATCCTGCCAAATATAAAGGTGATCCTACAAGAATTATTTATCGTTCTATGTGGGAGTTCAAATTCTTTAGATACATTGATGAACATCCTGATATTATTTGGTGGGCAAGTGAGGAATATGCGATCCCGTATATGTCTCCTTTAGATAACAAGCGACACAGATACTTTCCTGACGTAGTTGTTCATAGAAAAAATGCAGATGGAACTACAAAAACATTAATGATTGAGATTAAACCAAAGGCGCAGACAAAACCACCCGATATGAAAAAGAAAAACGATACAAGAACCGGAAGAGTTTCAAGAAGGTATCTCAATGAGGTAAAAGCTTGGGGAATAAACGAAGCAAAATGGAAAGCAGCTCGAGTATGGTGTGCGCAACGCGGTTGGGAATTCCACATATATACAGAAGATCAACTAGGAATTAAATAAATGTTTGGATTTAAAACGTACATATCAGAGGGTATAAAGCTTAAGCTTATCCGAGGTAAAGACCAAGATACTCTTAAGATGTGGGATACCAAAGAAAAGTCTTGGGTTGAACTGAGAGGTAAGCCAAACTTCGAAACTAAGTATGACGCAAAAGATCCATTACACAAAGCCATTAATGCTCTCGGGAAATCTGCTAACATATCAGATTTTGTAAACGGCGATGAAGTAAGCATCAATCCGCACCACCCGGACGGTAAAAAAGCTCTACAAAAAATTAAAAAGCTGATGGAAAACTAAATGGCCGCGAAGGTATTCGATGATATTCTACTTAAAGGTATTCGAGCTGGTCAAATGCCTGCTAGGACTGCTGAGGCTCGAGAGTGGTATCGCGAGCAAGCAAAAACCGTAGCAAAATCTCGCGCTCAAGGTGATAAGCTTATTCGTGAGATGGGTAGAGATAGATACGAAAATAGATTTAGATTAGGACATATGTATATGTTTGCATACGATCCTAAGCATAAAGAGACTCTACCTTACTACGATAGGTTTCCTCTGATTTTTCCAATAAATAAAGCTAAGGGCGGATTCCTTGGAATCAATATGCATTATCTTCCGCCTGTCTTAAGAGCAAAACTTATGGATGCGTTATATGATACTGTGACCGGAGAGCAATACGACGAGAACACTCGTTTAAAAGTCTCTTATAGAATTTTAAGTAACGCTACCAAGTTTAAAGAATTTAAACCTACTGTTAAGCATTACTTAACAGCTCATGTGAGGACAAGACTGGTGTACATAAACCCATCTGAGTGGGACATAGCTTTATTTCTACCATCTGCTCAGTTCGTTGGAGCTACAAGAACACAGGTCTATAATGACTCAAGAAAGATCATAAGAGGAAGATAATGGCTTTCAATGTATCACAATTTAAGGCTCAAATGGATAGGCTTGGCGGCCCGTCACGAGCGAGCTTATTTGAAGTTATTATAACTCCTAAAGTTGCTGTAGTTTCTGAA